AAATACAGATAGTATATATAAAGATGACAATATAATAATGCACTCTGACGTTACTTTATACTCAGAATCTGCTGCTGATATGGTATCAGAAAATGGTGGTAACATATTAGAAATAGGTTTTGGACTAGGAATATCTGCAAATAAAATACAAAGCAATAATCCAACTAAACATGTTATAGTAGAGATAGAAGAGGAAATATATAACAAGGCATTAGAGTGGGCAAACGGTAAAAGTAATGTAGAGGTTATATTAGGTGATTGGAAAACTACAGTTAACAATATAACTGATAAGTTTGATGGTATATACATGGATGCTGACCAAGATCACCCAGATGATCTAGAGTCTTTTCCTGAAAGAGTAAAGAATATATGTAACGATGGTTGTGTTTTAGTGCAAACATCTTGGGGTATGAACAGTGATATACCTAGAAATAAGAATACTTACAAAACAATAACGTTAGACGATAACA